TTTTTGGGACGGAGCCCCCGAAGGGGCCCGTCGGGTCATCAACTGAAGGTAGTAGCCGACTATCAAAGATGATGGAGCTTAGCTTCCCAAGAATCAAGGAGACTTGGGCGCAAGCCAACACCCTCACCTGGGTTGAATGGTAAGTCGACATGAATACCATAGGTATTCAACGACGCCAAATCAACATTCCTGCCGAGAATTTCTCTTGGGAAGTTAGAAAATCTCTTACCAAGAAAAAGATCGACAAGAAGACTTACTCTCTGGTCGAGAGTAGTACCTTCTATGATTCCATTACTGGAATTAGAGAAGGTAACCAGTCCAAAAAGGTTAGAATTCATAAAATTCTTAATCTTTAAGGACGAGTAGCCCATCAGATGGTCCACCGGCTTCTCATCAGACCAAATCCAAGAAGCCTTGACACGGTCCTCTAAAGGTAAACCTTTAGGGTTCCACCCAAGGCCACCAAGGAATTCAGGAACTATTGCTAGTTCTTGAATAACTTTGATTTGGCGAGGTCTGAAAAGAGAGATGGATCGAGGACCAAGAAGCCTGGCGATATCAAGAAAAGAGTCGTCAGATACCTCGCGCCACTTAAGTTGAGGAATAACCTCAGTTTTAGTGACAACTTTACCAGCAAATTCACAGAGTGAATTCGATGTTAAGGTCTTTGTCGGGGATACAGGACAACCAAGTTGTTGTAAACAACAAAGGTAGTCTTGTGCAAGTTGGTCATCGAGGATTACTACATCATCACCCAGAACAAAGAAATCATTAGAATAATCCTTCCCAAGGAGACCTAATAAAAGGAATCCATGGGTCAGAGCGAAAGCTCCAAAAGACGGAAATAATCCCAATGGTTGACCTCGTTTCCATGCTATTCTGGGACCCTTAGGGAATTCCCAGTCAGCAGTGGAGAGCTCGCAGAATAAATCAACAGATTTATTATCTGCGAAAAGGCGAAGAAGAAATTCTTGCATCTTCAACGGAAAATAATCCGTTGCTCCTGAGAGATCGATGGAGTACACCATCTTACCCTGGTCTAGCGCTTCCTGCAAAACAGGAATAGCTTTGGTTTGATTAAAGGTGCAATCCCAAGGCAAACCTTGGATAAATCGATAAATCGATTGTCCAAGGGGTTTCAACACTTGTTGAAAAATCCGCCCAGGGTTTGCAACAGCCCGGAGTTTATATCCAGGTTCCTGAATCAGACCAATTCGACCAGCAAGTATGGATGATTCAGTGATAAGCTTATTAGGATAACCATCGGGAGACATA